ACTTAAATCTTCTCTTGAGATTATTTATTAAAGTGTTAAAACGGAAATCGTTTTCAAGCGAGCCCCGACGAGCCAGTTTGAAAACTCTCCTTGCGTAGCCATGATCCAATAGGATCATCAGTTGATAGGCTTTAAACTTTCATCAACAACATTTGCAAAGTTACCTTTAGTCATGGTCATGAACTCACATGCTTTCCCTACAAATATCTTATATGGGTTGATTTCTTCGCCAAACTTAACCTCTCCACCAAACGCTTTGATCAGTTTCCCTATTTTGTTGTCTGGGTAGATCGTACTAGGTAATCCATACTTTAGTTTGTAAGTATCTTGATCCTGTTTAAACTCTAATGTCAAATCTGTATATTCGTATGGTGCTGTTCTATAAGTCACGTCAATGATTCTCCCTTTGTGTGATCCGTCTTTAATACTTTTTGGTTCTTGTACCTTAAATAATTTCTCTTGTGTCATTTTCTTCGTTTAATTCCTCACATTGTTTTTTAGCTATCTCTATTACTTCTTTAAGCTGTTTTTGTATTTCTTCTCTTGTGTTAGCTTTGGTTGTTACATCAAAATAAGCATGTCCTTTAGCTGAGACTTTGACATTTACTCTGTACTTCTCTTCTGGACTACTCACTTTAAATAACAATTCTTTAGCTTGGTCTGTTGTTATTTCCATTTTAAATATATCCATTGTAGAATAAATAAGATAACTAGAACAATACTCAATATTCTAGCTTCTTGTCTATTCATTTGGGGGGGTTTAATACTTTTACTGCTTTACTTAGTGGTGCTATGGTTGTGTTATTCCAAAATACTTTATTTCCCGACTTAACACGTGTAACCCAACCTTTAAGAGCCATACCCCTTAGTCTTATTAGTAAAAAATTATATTCCATACTTAACTTATGCGCCATAAATGTCGCATTTTTAAACACTCTATCTACATTGTTAAGGTAGATCATAATCTTAGCTTCACTCTTTTTAACTTCTTGTTTGGTTGTCATTTGTATATAATGATAATAGTACTTATTTAAATAGTTTTTGGTATTATTTTTTATAGAACATATAATGTATATACATTAAATTTATAAAGGGGGACTGATTAATTAGAGGTACTAGATAGTAGAATATTAATAATTCTTAATAAATAATTAAAGTACTAACACGTAATGTTTATTGTTGCTATTATCATTATATAACGATGTTATGCTTCTTCAATAATTGTTGATCCTACTTTGCCATGTAATCCGTTCCATATTAAGTAATTGTCATTAGCTGTTGTTCTGTCATCACTAATCGCTTTAGCTATTGCATCATCATTAATAGTAATATATGCCCCTGTATTTACTAGGTCATTAGATCCAATTGAATCTTTATAATCTCCATTTTCAAAATTCCAAACTCCTGTAACTCCTGCTACTTGTTCTTTTGCATAGATTTTGGTAACTTCTGCGGCTGTTAAAAGTTTATCACTAAAGAATCTGATATCTGCGAAGAATCCATTTGCTAGGTTTACTGCTTGGGTATCTAGTTTGGCTACATTTATCCCAATTATAGAGGAGATGTCATCGGTTGCTAGGTTTGCTAGGTTTGTTTCTGTTGCTGCTACTTCTGCCCCATCAATATATATTTTAGATCCAACGTCTCTATCAATAGTTATTGCAATATGTCTCCAAGTTTTATAAAATATAACTGCTGAATCTATTTCAATTTTATAAGTAGCTCCCGATTTAGTAAAAAATCTAAATTTATTATTTGTTATATCTGTGAAAAAACCATTTCCAGTTGAGATTTTAGTTTTGCTTATTAATCTAGCTGTGGCTGCTGCTAAATCTATATCTGATTTAAACCAAAAACTAAAAGAAAAGTCTCTTGTTGTGCCATAATTAAATGTACCAACTGGAGAAGTAACCATAATGTCATCTACTCCGTCGGTTTTTGCACACGCAAAACTATTATTTTGTGTTAAATTAGTTTCAACATCTCCGGCAGCCATGTCTAAGCTTCCTCAATGTTTACTATTAGTACTTGTTGTCCGCCTGAAATAGAAGTCATTAACCATTTATCATTAGCTGTTGTTCGCATAGCTGTTACTGCGGTATCAACTGCGGCTGTGGTTGCTTCTACAATTTGGACGTCTACATCTCCTTGTGCCATTATAATATAGTCTCCTTATTAATGCAAGGTTTGCCTTTATCATGTCCGCAATCATGGACTATAATAGAGGATTTTTCTTCGTTATTATTCTTGCATTTTGCTTTGATATCATTTAACTGAGTAGTTAATTCTTGATAGTCCTTTAGTTCTAGGAATACATCAAGGTTTAGTCTTTTCATCTTCTAGTTTTTTAACTCTTTCGTGCATTTGTTTCATATCTAGCATTAAGAGAGTAACATCTTTAGCTAGTTGATATTCTGTCATTAGCTTATAACCCCTACTTTTCTAGGTGTTCCCGCTGCGTCTGTAATGGTAATATATCCGCTTAGGGTTTCTGCCGCTATTGCTGAATGAGTACCAAACTTTACAACTCCACTATTAGGGTTTAAGAATAAATCTCCTTTTCCTGTTGTAATTTCCCCGTTAGCTGTTTCGTGTTTTATACTAACCCATTCGTCATTAGCTGAGTCTGGATCTGTTACAGAGTGTATAAATAATGTTGGGTTTGTTGGTGTTGCGTGGTCGAAATCACTTGACGCACTACCTGCGTCCGCTATAACTAATTGCCTACCTAAATCACTACCAACTCCTAAAACCATTTGGTCAAATGAGCCACTAACTCTTAGTTGAGTTCTTGATGATGTTGATAATCCACCCCAACATAAATAACCAGTTGTAATAACATTGGCTGTCCCGTTCATACGGAAAGTTCCATCAATAAATGTTTCTCCGTCAACTTCTAATTCGCCAGTTACATATAAATCATTGGGTGAAACTAGTCCTTGTGATGTTGCTCCACTTCCGATAGTAACTGCTCTTCCTGCTTGTCCGTAAGCTGTACCTACATAAAGTTCTTTTAAAGCTAGTGCTGGTTTTGTTTCTACTCCCATTTTATTTAGACTCCTCTTCGGGTTCGTCTTCTTCTGGTGTTTCGTCGGATTTATTCTCTAGCAAAACTACCAAATCATCTTTAGTAGCTTTAGAAGTGTATTTCAACCCTTCCTTATTTGCTAGTTTTTTTAATTCATCTTTAGATTTACTACTAAAACTAGTATCTGTTGGGGTATCTTCTGGGTCTCCAAACTCTGCTTTAAGCGGAGCTGAAATATCCATATATCTTTTAGCTTCGACTAGTTTGTCGTAAACCATCTTTCTATTTTTAAGAGACATTTTATACCCCCGTAATAGTACAGATAGCGTCTGCGTTTACTACTTGGATTTGTCCTACTTCGAAAGATCTAATAGTATGTTTTATACCCGGATCTTCGATTGAGTGAGTAGTCAATCCGACAACGCTTTTCCAAGTACATGCTTCTTTTCCGATCACAACTTGAGCGCCGCCCTCAGTAACTGAGTTGGTTACAAGTACTGAAAGTCCTAATAACATACCTACTCGTCCGTTTTTAGTAGCGGAGTCCGTCCAAAATTGTCCTGCGTTCCGTACGTTTGCATTACCCAAAAGTTCTGCATAGTTGGTTGGGTGTACTAGTAAGTACCCGTTCTTATCTGGGTTGTAGTTGTCGATAGCAATAAGTGCCTTGGCGTCCAAGATGTCCTGAATTGGGTCTCGGTCTGCAATAACTGCGTTATTCCATGTTGCATTAGCTGCGGTTGTGTTTCCTGCGTCTGCTAGGATAGCCGCTGCGATGGTTGAGTCTACGCTCTTTGCTACTGCTCTTGCAATTCTTAAAAGAGTTCTTGCGATAACTGGGACGTTGTTAGTTTTTCCATCTTCCCATGAGATCACTCCTTCCATAGCGTGCTTAATATTTCTTCCAGAAGTTTTAGTCCATGTTACTTCTCCATAGGGAAAAGCTGCTAGTCTTGGAACACCCTTAACGCTTAGGTTTCCGGAAGCGGATAAGTCTGCCGCAGTTTCTTTGTAGTATGT